GCAACCCGGCGGGGGACGCTAGGTTAGGTTACCGCGGTGACGGTCAGATGGCGGTTACCCCAACGGGAAGTATTTCCGTTGCCCGAGTATTGCAACTTGAAAGTATTTGTTCCCGGCGTAAGTCCGGTTACTAGGAACGTGCCGGAACAAGTGACCGTAACATTGCCGGATGAAAAGTAGAAAGCAGCGTTGCCATAGGTAGTCGCAAAAGTTGCAGCGCTGATAGTTGTGGCACCGCTAATTGCCACCGACATCAATGTGGACTGGGTAGCAACATTGTTTAGCGTACGCGCAGTCATAGTCAAAATGACGGATGTTCCTGTGACCATCGTGACCGTAGGACCAGCGGTGGTCAAATCTTGGTAACCGGAAGCACCAATAATATCCTGCTCTGAAGCAATCAGCCCACCAATCGGCGTAACGCATACCCAGTTTGTTCCGTTATAGACGGTATCAACACCAGTGATCGTCGCCCCGGTTCCCGAAGGAACGGTTGGAGCCGTCAGGTAGACGTGCATTCCCTCGGTTGGCGATGTAATCGCTGCGTCCCGAGCAGCCTCGGTTGTGAACACTCCCTGAACAAACGGAGCAAACTGAAGAATGTCGTTCGTCAACACATTCCACGCGGCAGCCGTCGCTACATCGCCAGCTGCCACAGTTCCCGGAGTTACATACGCCATGAGTCTATTCTACCTGCCTCTAGAGTCCGAATGTCGACGTCTCAATAATACTAAACGGGTACTGCGCCGCGACTGCCGTGCCACTCGTCACGGTACCACCCGCCCAGACCATCGCAGCCGTGTCCGTCGACGCCAGCGAGAACGTGACCTTGTGCGACATTGGTCGGATGTCGTTGCGGATGCCGATGATCTGCACGTTCTTCGAGATCCGCGCTCCGATCCGGTTGGGCTGGTACTCCAGGAGGATGATGTCGGCGATCTCCAGCGCCAGCACCTTCGTCTGGTCAGCGGTGCCTAGTCCGGCGAGCTCGACGCCCATCGTGTCGAACCGCAGGTCTGGCTCGTCATACTTCGCGACTAGGTACTGCGCGAGCGCGAGAGCGTTCGGATCAAGGTCGATCAGCAGCCCGTTATAGTCGAGCGATGTGATGCCATACTCGTTTTGCGAAGCGGTCGATGCTGCCGTCTGGATCGCGGTGCCACCGAGCCGCGCGATGCTCACGCGGTTATACAAGAGCTCGGTGCCGTACGACACGGTTATATCTGTGTAAGGGATCGTGGTGCCGCCAGCGTCCGAGAACGTGACGGTTCCGATCGTCGCGCCGGCGTTGCGATTCTTGAAGGTGACAGCGTTTGCCTTCGACATGAACAACTGACCAGGCTCACTCGCTTCGACCAGCTGCAAGTAGCCCAGCACCTCGGTACCCGCATCCACCACGTCGGCGAGTAGCGTCGCCGCGCCCGTGTCGATGTTGCGTAGTGTCGTCGGCCAGTCGACCTCGGTGCGGTTCAGGATCGCCGCGATACGCGCGCCCGAAGTCTGACTGGTCGCCGTGTGCGCGGATAGTTGTTGACCGCCAAACGTGATGAATCCATCAGCAGCGACCGCGCCCGCCGTCGACTCGCCCGAGATGTTGTAATCCAATCCCCAGTCCTCGATGATGCCGGTGAATTGGACGGCAGTCGACGCGGCGATGATCGTCGAGATCTTCAGGTTCCGCCGCGGCTTGATATCCGGGTAGTAGGGCGACGCTTCGTAGAACGGATCGAACGCCCTGTCCTGATTGTTGAACGTGATATTGGCGACGCCGGTCTGGTACCGATCCAACTCGCGCGACCTACCGCGCGTGATCGACACCGAACGCACCCGATCCGTGACGTCATAGTCCAACGTGCCGCCGAAACGGTATTCGGTGTTGTCGAAGATGCTCTGCGGATTCGCATCCTTCGCCGCCTGCGTAGTCGTCGCCGTCCCGCTACCCCACAGAAAGAATGGACCACCCTGGCTCGACGTGTCAAACCCGATCTGGACTAGCAGGCTCGGAGTCGCCACCTAGTTCTTCCTTAGACTGCGCGTCTGCGTGCCACCATTCGTCGAGACACCAGCCGACGTCGCCTGGATCTGCGGACCAGCGAACACCTGCCCGTTACGCTTCTCAAACTTCTTTATGCTTTCGACGATCGTACGACCGAGCTCGTCAGGGTTCGTGCCGAGTCCGGCGTTGACGACGATGTTGTACGTTGCCCCTCCGCCGCCACCGCCAACAGCCTGACGCAGAATGTTCATAGCCTCACTCGACCCCAACGGAATCACCGCCTCGCGACCAGCCTCACCAGCCGTAAAGACCTGACGCTTTAGGATGCCGCCAGCAGCCATCGCAACAGGTGGCTTGGGATGCTTCTCGTCCCACTTCTTCATGATGTCGTCTATCTCGCCCTGCTCTTCTTTCGTGATGCCATTCTTCTTACGCGCATCACGGGCAATCTTCAAGCGAGCAGCACGATCATCTTTCCATTGATTGAGTGCAGCAGTACGCGCAGCATCCATCGCCGGAGTAGGCTTGTCAGCCGTGATCGGAAGGTTGCCCTTACCGTACCGATCGATCACGTTCTGAATATCATTAGCCGCAGCCTTGATCGATTCCAACTCTCGACCAAAAGCGCCAGCAAACGCGATCCCCAGTTCTGCTCCCTTGTCGGCCCCGATGATTCCGTCAAGATCCCTCGCAAACTTCGTCGCGTCAATCGTCCCCTGATTGAACCTTTCAACAAGATCTTCAATAAGCCGCTGATTCGTAGACTGCGCTAGGGCGACCCGATCTTCGGCCGCAGTCGCGTCAACCTCCAACTCAAAATCAGCAAGATCCTGCTTGGCCTGCGCGAGTTCCTCGTCGGTGGCGGCAGAATCCCTTACTAGCGTCAAACGCGCACGCTCGCGCGTAGTCGCTTCAGCCTTCTGCTGCGCGCGAATAGCCGCAGCCTTCTTGGCATCAGGCGAGGACGTACCCGTGATCGTTCCCAGCAAACCGCCCAGCGAAGATCCCAACCCCGCAAGTCCCTGACGCGCAGCGTTCACGGCATCGCGTACGGTCTTTGTGATGATACCGATAAAGACTGGACGGTTCTGTTTGAGTTTGATACCTAAAGCTTCGGTAAGTTTATCGGCGGCAGCACTACCAACTGGACCAAATTGCGGAGTCAAGACAACCCCAAGACTCTTTATAAATACGCTCACGGGATTGTCCGTCAATGAGCGATTGAACTCCTCGCGCATCCCATCAAAAATAGCCAGCACGAAGCGCTTGCCAAGATCGAATGCTGGCTTATTTATCAACAGAGAAACAAGCAAGTCATTGATAAACTCATCGCCAGACTCGCCAGCCTGCTCTTTGCCGCCACCAAAGATCCCCTTCACGATCTTCTTACCGAGCGACTTGCCGAGGGTGTCTGCCTTCTTGTCAAGAGTCTTTTTGATTCCCTCAAAAAAGGTGTTCAGCTGATCTTCGCCGGAATCCGTGATCGTCACCTTCAGGCGGTTGCCAGGGTTGTCCTCGAACGTGACCTTAGTCTTTTGCCACCAGTCCGAAATAGTTTGGATCCCGCTCCAAGCAAAATCACGAAACTTGCCAATGACAAAATCAATCTTCGCGGTGAGGGTCGGTGCGTTGGCGAATCCGCGAACAAAGTTGAGCAGCGCAGTAGCCGCCCGTGAAAGCGTCGGGATGAACGTCGCCACCAGATCCGCTGCCGTATTGCGGAAAGTCTCCTTCAAAATGTTTAGCTGCCCCGGTAGCGTTTGACCCGCAGCCTTCGCACTCCCGCCAAACTGTGTTTCCAGTTCCTTCAGGATCATCTTCTGCGCGCCCATCACGTCGCCAGATTCGACCAGAGACTTGATCGTATCTTTCTGCGATGCCGTAAACTGCACGCCGGCCTTCGACAGTGCGCCGACGCCCTTGATTGGATCGTTGAGCGCCTTGCCAACGAGGATCGCTGACGAGCTCATATCCTTGCCCATCGCCACGGACAGGTTCGTCATCGCGAGCGTAGCCTGGTCGAAGATCTTGTTTCCGGCGCCAGTCTCGTTGCGGATTTTGGTGAACGTCAACAATAAGTTTTGGCCGGATTGGATCGCCTCGTCATCGATGCCGGACAACTTCATCAGGCTCTCAGACATCGTGGTGATCTGCTTACTCGTCACCTTCGCCGCGCCACCCGTCGACTTCAACACGGCACCCGTCTGCGCCATTACCTTCTGTGCGCCCATAAACTCGTCAATGCCTATCTTGAGCGTGGCAACAAGTCCACCGAGGGCAGCCGCTCCGCCGACGATGGCAGCCATCTTGCCAAACTTGCGGAGACCGCTAGTGCCCTGCGAGAGTCCGCGCGTCAAGCCGGATGTATCGACGCCAATCGGAACGATGATAGCCATAGGTCTATTCTACCGTTAGCGGAGCATACGATTGATCTGCTTCTCCATGTCCTGCACGCTCTGATCAATCGACCGCAAGACCGCAGGCGTATGCTTCTCTGCAACAGGCCACATCAGCCGCATCGGACCGCCCCACTTGTTCGTCAGATTGCGCGTAAAGACGCTATTCGTCTTTTTGCCCGCCTTCTCAAATGCTTCGCCGGCACCGTTCGACTGGCGAATGCTAACCAATATCTGCTTGCCCTTCATATTGCGGACACTTTGTTTCTTCACGCTCGACCGCACACCGCTCTTCACTTTGCCAGCCTGCCAATAAGGAGTACCCTCAGCACCACTACGACCAGCCTGGACGGTTCCGCGACGCGCGCTCGACTGCTTCGGCGCCACCCAGTTAGATAGCGGAACCTGCGGTATCCCAGCCTTGATAGCCGACACGATCGGCTTTACATCATTCTTCAGATTCTTGACGGCCTCACGACGCAGCACCGGGTTCATCTTGCCAAGCGTCTTGAGCGCGTCATCCAAGCCACGTATCTTCTGCGTAGCCATACCGTCAGTCTACCGGTTGCTGTGAACGCTTCGCCAACGAATATACCCCAGCATCGTCCACAGCATCCGCTCCGACTCCAGCATCAGCACGCTAGGCGCTATTCCGGTTTCGACGGCAAGACTGGCGATGAGCCAATGGCTGGAGGATTCTCCAAAGGGACAAGCGTAGTCTCCTCAGCGCCCTCGATCTCATCGAGCGTGGCGACCCAGTCCATGAAGTCCAGAGTCGTCGCGCCCGTGCGCTTCTGCGAATGCCAAGCAAGCCACACGAAGTCGCGAGCAAAGATCGAATCGCCACCCATCGTCGAGGACGGTCGCTCGAAGCGATCCTCCCACGCCACGATATCGACTAGGGCAGCGCGTACGACAACGCTATCCTTGCCTGTCTCTTTGATCCTAAATTGTAGTTCCACGTCAGCCCTCCCTGGGCGTAGAGGTTACGCGATCAGACTAGACGATGCTCTTCGTGATCGTTCCCGAAACGGGCCATGAGACATCGACGCTGTTGAGCTCTCCAACCGCGCCATTGACGGCCGACCAGCCCGTGACCAAGATCGTCATCGAGTACGAAGGGTTCGTGCTGGAGACTGCCGTGCCGTTCGGCTTGACGACAACCGTCGTCGTGCTGCCGATCAGAGGATAGACAAGACCCTCGACAGCCGAGTAGTCATTGTGCATCGAAAGAGAAAGCGTCGTGTCGAGCAGGCCGCCAACTCGCGTCTTGCCGTTGCCCGGACCGAAGGCAGTCGTTTCCACCTCATCGACCGTGGTCTCGATCTGCACGCTCGCGACCGAGCTGGAAACATCGGTGGCGTTGATCGAAATATTCGCGTTGGTG